GAGGCTATGGTCGGGTCAACGGTAATCGCAAGCGACTTGCACTTGGTCGCCCACTTGTCAAGGGCCACAGCACCAAACCTCTTCGTGAGAGGCATGCTGGGCCACGAGACCTGCGAGCGCTTGAATACCGTTTGACCTCTTGTCCTGTCTGGTCTACCCGAGACCCTCTTCCTCGGAGCAGTCGAGCGCATCGACTTGAGCTCTGCCTCAACGAGGCAGCTCTCAAACGACACGAACTGCTCCAAGGACACGTGACAACCCGCCGAAGGATCACTAGGCGGATCGCGCAAGCCCCAAGAGGCAACAGCACGAACCGCCCGCCAGTGATCAGCCGGCTTGTCGACACGAACGAGGGGCCTCGGATAGAGGCCCATCTCTCTAAATGGTTTCTTGCTGAGCAGCTGTTCGCCGATCTGCATATCGGGCCCCCTGGAAACAAGGGCACCGAGGCGTCGGCGAAGAGACAACCCCACAGCGAGACCGCGCCCAAGGTAGCCGAGACCACCGATCGACACCGGAAGGTGAAGACGGGCGTCCCGAACTACGAAAGGGAAGCGAGCTCGCACAACCCTCTCCAACCTACGCCAGTACTCCTTGTCACCACTGCAGGGCAGCGGAGACTTAAGAGAAACTGGCGGGATGGAGGGAATGTGCTCAGCAACCATTCTGTCGTCACTCATAGTTGGGTGAACAAAGACCTCACATGCAGTCCAGCAGGAACTGGATCTGAATGTTTTGGTTTTGTTCAGAGACGCACCAATGGACGCGACGCGTTTGGAGTAAGAAGCAAGATCAGCCCCGGCGTTACCGCCAGCACTGACCTTTCTACTCGCTCCAACCGCGTCGTCGCCATGGGTAAGACGTCTATCGAACACAGCTGTGGACCAGCTGTTTGCCCAACACAAGACGACAAACGAGAGAGGTGTGCCCATCGGGCTCCCCCGCGCAAACGCTACTTCCCGCCCCAGTGTCGGAAAGCTCCAAGTGGCGTTTGCCTCCAGTCCGAGCGATCTCAGGGCCATGGGAACATCCGCAGGACGGATGAGACCACGACTCGAGAGAGCTTCGATGATTACCTTGACTACATCGTGCGAGAGCCCGTCGGTAGCCTTGGACAAATCCAAGGAATAGAAGACATCTCGCCCGGTGTAGCGACAGAGTCCTTTTGGAGGCGTGGACTGGTGCTCCGAACGCCAGTGGTCTGCAGGCAGACCACCACGGCGCATCGAAGCACGAATCCAACTCCCTTCTATATAGGTAAGCGCGTCTGGAACACCGACAACGCGAACCTTATAGCCGGGAGTCCGAAGTGCTACTGCTTTCATGGAGAAGTCTTTCGACAACTCCCTGAGGGCCAGCAAGCCAGCACAACGGTACGCCTCTTCCAAGTCTTCTGCCACACCTTGAATTGGACGGAGAACCACACGGGCCTTCTGCAGGCAGAAGGCACCGAGCGAGTCTCCGGCGAACTTAAAGAAGCGGGCCTGGGTAGCCCCCGCCGCTTCAAGTTCATGACCAAGGTGTTCGAGGTAACCATCGATCCCGCCGCGAGTGGCAGGCCACTCGAAGCAGGACGCACTGGAATGGGGGAGTCTACGCGGATGCACTATCCTACTAGATCGCGGCCCTTCGGCCATAGCGACGTAGGATCGTATGCTATCCCGCGTAGATCCCGATGTGGGAAATTTGGTGCTTGCAACTCTCGCAGCACTCTCCAGCGCCCTAACCTCCTCCTCCAGAGGAGGGATCGGCAGCGCACGGGAAAGTCGAGAGAACGCAAAGCCGTTCGAGGGGTTGCGCACTGCCAGTTCGCAAAGCGAAGCCACGACCTTCCTAGGAAGGTCGACGGCGACGCCAAGCGCACTCTTGGAGTGCAGGGCAGCCCCTCGAACTTCGTGGCAGAGAGCCTTCAAAGCGGTCACCGTAAAGCGCACACCCCGCGAGGGGAGCGCGCGGTGTACCCAACGATGAAGGTACCAAGCCACCACCAAATTATCCCAGCCAGACAGGACAAGACCGCTCCAAACTGCTGTCCATACAGTTTGGAGTGGAGACCTTTCGCCTCCTTGGTGTCGGGCCCTTGCCACCGCACACGTTATACAACGTGTCCGGGGACAAGGTGCCTGCTCCTTACCGAGGCTCTTTACAAGTAGCGGAAGCCGCTTGTAGGTGTTCCTAGTAA